GAGAAATTGAAAATATTCCAACAATAGAACTTTCTAGTCCTGAAAATGATTATGATGTTACAAAAACCCTAAGTCATAATCAAGAAAATTGGTCGAATGTAACTTATGGTGATTATTATATGAATGTATATAATGAAGAAACCTATATTAATTCTCAAGTCAATACCAATAGTAGTTCTCAATTTACTATTTCATACGGAAACAAACATGGATATGGTTCTGTAAATGATCAAAAGTCAACAAGTATTACCAAAGCAATTTACACGCAGTACAAAAACATATTATTAGGACCGGGAGATTCATCGTGGACATTTTCTTTAGATTCTTCTACACAATCAAGTATAGATAGAGATTCAATATACGTAATTAATTTTTCTGCTTCGAATTTAAAAGAAAAATTTGATGCGGGTAATTTGGAATTTAAGTTAGCTTTTCGTCAACCTGGATTAAATGGAAATAGTGATATAGTAGTATCCGAAACATTTCGTGATGATAGCAGATCAAATAATTCATACGGAACAAGTTCAGGAAAAGTATGTCAAATAATTACAGGATCAATTATTGATGAATATACTGATGCAGACAAATATGCAGTAGGAACTGGTATAGGAGCAGGAGAAGGATTTGGATTTGCTTATCCTGATCTTGGTATACTTGTTCTAAATCCATTTGCACTTGCGTGTCACTTTGGAAATAAAATTGAAGAAGAACAAATTGCACAAGGTGATACAGAATCAGCAAATTCAAAAAATAATGTAGGTAGACAACTTGCGTGGTATGGCATAGTTGATCCTGACAAAGAATATACAGATTTACTAAAATATGGTACAGAACGAAATCATCAGAATTTTTTAAAACTATTTAATGGTATCAAGTTGGGTGGTAACTTTAAAGCAAGAAGTACTGAGTTTGTTCCATCAAAACACTATTTTATACGAGTCAAAAATACTGATTTCAATCATAGTAATAATCCTTCATTTGTGTTCAGTGGTAAAGAAGCAACTGAAATATACGAAACAGGATCAGGTCCTAGTAGAGATTATTGGTTAGGAAGATTAAGACATGAAGATTTTGTTGATGATCCAAAGACTTATATAACAACAATTGGTTTGTACAATGAAAATAATGAATTAGTTGCGGTTGCTAAGCTTAGTGTTCCAATTTTAAAAAGTTTTGACACAGAAACACTAATTAAAGTAAAGTTAGATTTTTAGAACGTGCAAAATTTTATATACAAATATATTTATATTTTGTGATAAAAACTATAAAATTATCTGATAAATCAGTCCGTAGATTTAAATCCCACAAAAAATGGACATACACGACACTTGATCAAGGTGACTCAATTGTACTTGAACAGGGTAACGAAATTCCTATTTTTCTAGATTCAGATGTAAAACTTGCAACAGAGCAAAATGATTCTGACTTAAAACTAAGTGTAAAAACAGGAAAAAATATACAAGGAACATTTTTTGATAGTGAGAGTAAGTATTACAATTCAGATGCCGAACCAATAAATCACGATGGTTCATATCAACGAGTAGTATATAATTCAGTAAAGCATTTATTTTACAATACTTATGGGTTAGGTAATTTAGAAAATAATTCTTATACCTCACAATACGACAAAAATCCTATGTTTGTATTTGGTTCAGAAACAGGAATCTACAACCCAACAAATATATACTCAGATACAACAGGTCAAAGTGCGTTGAACGCAGAACGCAGAATACTCGGTGATAAAGTGTCTGTTGTAGAAATTCCATCAGAAATATTTGGTGAGAAAATAAAACCAAGTTCTTTTAAAATAAATGATTATAGTTCACCGTACGGTGTAATAGAAATGGAAGATGATGGTGCTACAAACATTATGATTGGAAGTAACTCTTTTAATAAAGTACAAGAGTTATGGGGTGGTATATCAGAAGAAATAATTCCAGATGAAGGTGAAGTGGTGTTTGATTATTCTGATTTATCACATGGATACAAATTATCTTCCGCAGGAAATTATTTATTAGTAGGTTCACCGATTGAACCATCTTCACCAAGTGATCTTCAGTCTGGTAGAGCAACACTATACAAAAAAAATAAAGATATTGATTCATTTCAAAAAGTCAAAGAATTTTATTCACCCTTTACACAAAATGGTTTATCAATTGAATCACAGAACGATAATACTGGATTTATTGTAACAGAATTAGGAAATATATTAACTTCAAGTGAATCTATTAACGACAACTTTGGAGTCTCAGTTGAACTTGGTTGGGGAATGTGTGCGATTGGTTCTCCTCGTTCTCATATAACCGGTTCTGAAAACAACTCTGCAACCGGTCATGTTTTTATTTATGATAGAAACAAAGGTGGAGTTGAAAACTGGGGTTTAATAAATGTATTGGAAGGTGAACCTGATAGTGATTTCGGATATTCTGTTTCCACCTATAAAAATTATATGGTAGTTGGTTCACCTGAACTTAATAATTCAAGAGGTGGTGTGTATGTTTACAAGAAAACTAAAAGAACAAAATCGCATCCTTGGATAAGAACCTCATCGGTTTTTGAATCATACACCCAAGATACTACAGGTGCGTACATAGGAAATCCACCACAGAATACTGAATCATTCAGATCATACATAGAAAGTAGAAATTTAATTGTATCAAGGAAAATAGCAGAAACTAGATTAGTACTAAAAGAAAAATATCAAAACGATAATATAACTGAAGAGCAGTATTATCAACTTTTACCAACGAATGATGATTATAGTTATGTTTATCCATATGATGCAATTTGGTCACCCGAACCAACTGAGACTGATTTATTTAATGATGTCGATAAAATACTATTAAAAAAAGAAGAACAAAGGAAACTTTACCAAAAATCTGTATACAAAGATTATCTGTTTGATGAAAAAACAAATAATTACATACCAAATCCCAACCACGAAGAAAACGAATTGAATAAATGGGCATCACGGTGGAAAATAACAAGTGTTATAGGAAATGCAACACCAATTGATACATTTGATTCAGATACAGAGTGCGATGATTTCAAGGTAACAACCTTTGACAACGAAAATCTACACGCTGTCGGTGATTCAAAATACCCACACAATGAATACACTGAATCACCTGACTCGGCGATTGGGGATGCTACATGGGATTTAGTTGGATTCATACCACCACCCTCGGGTCGTGTGCATAGATTTGGAGAAAATGTTAAAATTCACAAAAATACAATATACATAACGAATCCATCGACACCAAATTCGGAGTGTTTTGTATACAAAAAAGAAATAAACGAACACGATTGTGAAGTTTGGAAATTAAATTACAGAATTAACGAAACACAAATAGAAGGAGTTGAATCAAACAAAAATCTATCAGATCAGTTTAGGTCGGTTGATGTTGATGTTTCTGAAAACAAAATAAATATAAAAATTCGTCCAACCACTGATGATCATGTATCTTGGGCATATCAATTTGATAAAGATTTAATTGCGAATGTATCACAAGATGAAAATGAGCAGAATTTAGTAAGTGGAACTTCTTTAGAAAAGTGTGATTTTTCATATACTCAGCAAAACCAATACAAATTTTATAGTCGTTTTAAAAAGATAAACGGAAAAGAAGCAGGTCAGATTTCTTTTAACAGTGGTGATGTTGTAAAAATTAAAGATTTATTGAATGATGATTACTTAAATTCAGAAAATTCATCTTTTTACTCAAAGGGTGAGATGGAAGGTTCTCATGTAAGTGGATATTCAGCAAATTCAATCGGATTATCATGGAAAAACTTTAGAGAAAATGTATCATTTGTTTATCCAGATGTTCCTGCTGGTACTCAAGCATCGTTTATGACTATATATTCTCCTCATGCAAAGTTATCAAATGGTGCATATGATCCAATTCATACAATAGCAGAAATAGGAGCACAAGAAACATTAAATGGTAAGATTGTTAGATTAATTTTTAATCAAGGAGATGATAATAAACAAGAACATTTTATAGATTTTATTTTTAAAGGAACAATTGAAGGAACACATTATACTCTTAATGAACTTCAAACAAGTTTAGATTTTGCGTGTACACTTCCACCTAACTTTGGAAAGGTAATTGATATAAATGATATTGATTTTTATGATCCGTTGAAAAATAAATCTGATGCCAGGTTTTACAGTAAAGACGAAAATCAACTATCTTATATAGACTCGTATTCTTCAAACAATTCAATGGCAATATCTTGGAAAAATGTTAGAGAAAATGTGTCTTTTTCATATCCACATTGTGATCCTGGTGTTAAAGCCTCTTTTATGACAATCTATGCCAACGAAGCAAAGCAGTTGGACGGAAGTTATGATCCAATATATACACTTGCTGAAATTGGAGCCCAAGATACACTAAACGGTAAAAAGGTTCGTTTAATAATAAACACAGGATCACCAAGTGAAGCATTTCAAGAATATCACTATGATTTTATTTTTAAGGGTTCAGTCAGTGGAACTCATTTTACTATAAGTGAATTACGAGAAAATTTTATTTATGAAAGAACTTTACCACCAAATCTGGGAACACACATAGATTTGGGAGAAGATAAACTTACAAAAGGAGACATTTTAGATAATGCACAGAATTCTAAAATGTTTAGCAAACCGGCCGATGGATTTTCTTATTTAGACGATGAATGTGATTCTGACGAACTTGCTTTATCGTGGAAAAACTTTAGAGAAAATGTATCGTTCTCATATCCAAAGTGTAAGTATGGAAACGAACCTGCTTTTATGGCAGTATATTCTAATGAAGCAAAATTAGATAATGGAATGTATGATCCTGCATATATGTTGGGTGAAATAGGAGCACAAAATACTTTAAACGGAAAAACGGTAAGATTAACACTAAACGCAGGAGACAAAACCGGAAAAGAATCGTATTATGAATTTGAGTTTCGTGGTACACCACAAGGAACACACTTCACTTTAAGTGAACTAAGAGAAAATTTTGATAATAATTACTCGGAGTTACCTGCAAACTTTGGAAAAATTACAAATCTTCGTCATTTAAAATTTGATGATAACTATGGAACTTGTAAATCAAAGTTATTTTTTAGTAAAGAAGAAAATGGAATGTCTTATGTTGATCCGTTTGCACCGGATAATTCAATGGCACTATCGTGGAAAAACTTCAGAGAGGATATATCATTTAGTTATCCAAATTGCGTAGTTAGTGGAAATCCATGTTTTATGACAATATATGCAAACAATGCAAAAACTGAAACAGGTGAATATGATCCTGCTTATATTTTAGCAGAAATAGGTGCAGATAAAGAATTAAATGGAAAAATAGTAAAGTTAATTTTGAACTCAAGCAATTGCAGTTTATCAGATAAAACAAGATATTATGAATTTATCTTCAATGGTAGTATCACAGGAACTCACTTTACTTTGAATGAATTGTCACATTCACACGAATATGATTGTACGTTACCACCAAATTTAGGTAGTTATACAAAAATAAAGTCTGGTATTTCTAATGATTATTTAGATAGTAAACATGGAGCACTATTTTACTCTAAAGAATCTAATGGATTTTCATATACAAAACCATATGCCGAGCAAGATGATATGGCGGTGTCTTGGAAAAACTTTCGTGAGAATGTTTCGTTTTCATATCCGTCAGTTAAAAGTGGCACTCAACCATCGTTTATGACAATTTACTCGAATGAAGCACTTAAAGAAGATGGTACATATGATCCAATTTATACTCTCGCAGAAATCGGAGCCCAAGAAACTCTCGATGGACATCCGGTAAGATTAACAATGAACACCGGTTCTGTCGGAGGTGAAGAATTTTATTTTGAGTTTGTTTATGCAGGTAGTATCGGTGGTACTCATTTTACACTTAACGAACTAATGAGTTCACCTTTATTCATACGAATGAAGGATACTATTCACATTGAACCAAAAATATTAGAAACTCCATCAAGAACTTACACAAACTCAATACAGAAAAAAATAAGAACAAATAAAATAAAAAAGATTAAATCTTTTGGAAGTATACCACATAATACAGGATCAATGGTGAGCATAGAAGATATGCCAGAGGATGATTACTTAGAAAATAAACAAAATGCCTGTTTTTATACAAAAGAACCAAATTCAGATTCTTATCTTGAAAACACCGAATACCCAAATGAAATTGGATTGTCTTGGAAAAATCTCCGTGAGAACATATCATTTACGTATCCAATTACAAATGCAGGTACTACACCTTCATTTATGACTATATATTCAAATTCAGCAAAAAATAATGACGGATCGTATGATCCAATACACACACTTGCTGAAATTGGAGCACAAGATACATTAAATGGAGAGTTGGTGCGTCTTACTTTTAATACAGATAAAGAAAACGAACATTATTATGAATTTATTTTCGATGGAACAATAGAAGGAACTCATTTTACTTTAGATGAAATTGAAACAACTATTTCTACAAGACTAAATTTACCTTTAATCGTTTATTCACCGTTTCCTAAAAATTGTCGTGTTACTTTGGATAAAAATATAATATCACCTGGAAAACATATGTTATATGTTGGATTGGTGAATCAAGATGGTGCTTTAATAGGAGAACAGTCTGTTGTAACGTTCTATAATAACCCCCTTGAATACAATATACCTGATAGACACACATTTGTCAAAAAACGATATCGTTATCAATACGAAAGTAAAAAGTTTGGGCATTCATTAGATGCAAATGATAAATACCTTATTATAGGTGATCCGTTAGACAGAGAATTTAAACCAATAGAAAACCAATACAAAAATTATACGGCGGGTGCAGTTTATGTGTATTCAGTTTCTGATTATACAATAGCATTTAATAAAAAATTATATGGTGAAGATGATGTTGAGTTGAATTTTAATTATATGTTTGGTAATGATGTATCTTTACTTGGTAATAACTTTTTAGTTGGTGGTCATGCAGAAGAATACTCAAAAATTAGCATAAATGACACATCTACCGGTGGAGAAGTTTCTATACAAGATTTAAATAATGGAGCATTAAATTATGCAAACGATACCTACAATACAACTGAAGTTTTAATCACAAATTTTGAGTATGACTTTGACTCAGAGTATGGTGATTTAAAAATAAAAATAGATATAGGTTCACTTGATTTAGATGAAACAAAATTAAGTGAGATGGAGATACGTGCAGACTTTATTGATACTGGTATGAACTCAATAAGAATACACGGATACAAAGGAACTGATACACATATAGCAAATGGAGTGTATTTAAAAGCAAACAATCCAATAGATGTTTCTTTGGATTGTGATGTATCAACATTTAAGACTACACCAACCTATGTAAATGAAAACGGATACTGTATTTTTTATAACGATCAACTTGGTAAATGGGTAATAAGTGATACACCATATATAACCGATGCAAACTTTGCGTATTCCGAGTTGTGTAATAAAAATGAAGTACCAAGTGAATTTAATGAGGGGGTGGGTGTATTTGAAAATCAAAAAGTAAAAATAAAACCAAAAAATGATAATATAGGAGAAAACGGATTTTTGACACATGGTATTTATCGTGGATATACACATATAGATAAAAATCAAATTTGTATGTATGTCAATAAACTAACAAACACCCCAATCTCAGATAATATTTTATTTGTATATAATGTAGTAAAGAATGCCGTACAGGGTTATGTTTCTTATTATTCAATCGCAAATGATGAAGTAACCAAAATTAAAAAAATAAAAACAAATAAAAATAAATTTTTTGCTAGAAAGCAATTTGGATATTCTGTATCATTGAGTACAGATTATATATATGCCGGAAATCCTCTGCTTGGTGATTTTGAAATTGATCAATTAATGACATTTGGTGGGGCAACTATAACAACAGTTGAAGGTTCATCTAGTTTATTTATGAAATATACAGATTTTCCATCGGGTATATTAGATGATTTAAGAAAATCGGTAACTGGAATGGTAATTTCTTATGATCATGCGGCTATTCGTGATAATTTAAAATACTATTTAGGTAATGTATTTTACAAAAATGGAATTTTGTCTATAACCAATACCGATGGATACTTTTCAAATATTTTAAATAACAGTGGTGATCGTGGATACGAAATTGAATTCAAAGGTACTCAAACTTTATATGAAAACGAAATCATATGTAAAGTAGAACCCCATGAATTTAACACAAGCACAAATCCAACTTCAACCAAAAAAGGAAAAATTCTGTTTGACATAAACGAAGATGGTAAATTTGATATTACCGATGTGATTTATATATACCGATTTTTAATGGGAACACTCGTTGTTGATGATGAGGAGGTGTCGGATGATCATGGCATTCCCATTGGAGATGCTTCTGAAAACTGGCCAACTACTGACCTCGTATTAACTGAATCTGAAGATTTATTATTATTTGATATGTTTGATAATGCTAACATTGAAGATACATTACAAAATACCGAATTAATCAACGAGAAAATTTTACAACTAAATGAAGCAGGTGAATTCGATTTTGATGGAGACGGGATAGCTTCAGAAACAGATGCAAAACTTTTGATTAGATATTTTATGGGTAGAACCGGTGAATCTTTAACAAATAATTTAGTGGATAGATTTGGCAATGCAAAAAGAAAAAATGCTTCTGATATCATTGATTATCTAAATGAAAAAACTGGTAAATTTTTAGGTGTCGAAATTTTAGACGAATTTTTAAATTATAAGGAAAATGACGCAGTAGATAAATTAGGAAGTTATCTTGCACCGTATGCCACAACAATTGGATTATATAGTGGATTAGATTTGGTTATGGTAGCAAAACTTGGCAAACCCGTGAAGATACTACCAAACTATCCAATAAACTTTTTAGTAAAATTCGACACTTAAACAAAATAACTTTATATTTATATGAAACAACCTATAAGGAGACAAAAAAATGGCAGTATCAGCAATACCTAAAACATCAATTTTTAATAATCCAGAAGATCGTAAATCCCTTAGTACAAGTTTACTTGATCACTACAATAATACCCAAGGTAGTATTTACACAGGAATGCCTGCACCATCACCAGTAGGTGGTTCTGCACCAGCACTAGATGGTCAGATTGAAGACGGAGTAGACTTCTTTTCTGGATCAAGATCAATCAAAGGAAACAGAATTTCTGATGGAGTGCTTAGTGGTCGTGGAACGTCTGATGTAAACGTCGCAGGTGACGCAAAGCATAGCACAAAATCAACCGGTGGATACGCATTCAGTCGCTTTAAAACAAAATCTCAAATGGTTGACTATAACGAGGCTGCTTTACAAAACAATGCTGATGCCAGTTGGTACACAAAAGGTCTTGCGGGAACTCCACAAAGTTATGGAGTATTAGCAAAAACTTCTGATAGACGAGGAAACAGCACATCTGGTTCAGTAAGAATGGGTGGAAACAAAAATGCAGGTGGAGAAGGTTCTGGATCAGGAACTTACTAAGTTTTCACTTGCCATTTTCTAAAATACTGCATAACATATAGTTTATGCAAAATGAATCCTATTGTTTAGGATTAGATATTAGTTCAACTGTTGTAGGTTATTGCGTATCTAGTTCCAAAGAAAAAATACTTGATGCTGGATATATTGATATCCAAAAAGAAAAAACCACCAAGAACAAAGCACATAAAGTTGCAGAGTACCTTGATCCACGTTCAATTGATCCGTCTATCATAATTGTAGAAGATACATTAAGTGGTTTTGGTGGAGGACGAACAAGTCAGCAAACTATTGTAAAACTCGCAAAGTGTAACGCAGTAATAAGTTATGTAATAGAAGCACTATATGAAGTACCTGTTAATCATGTTAATGTATCAACTTTACGTAAAGCAGTATTTGGTAAAAGTCGTGAAAAAGGAGTTGATAGTAAAACATTTGTACGTGAACAACTAGAGAAAAAGATTGATTTAACTGAATTTATTGTCTATAATAGTAGAAAAAATTATGATAAAAGAAACTACGATATGTTGGACGCAACGGTAGCATCATTATATCACTGGCATACTATTCAAGATTAATGGGGATTTCCGAGCAAAAACTATATGCTTTATTACAAAAGGTGTTAGGTGAAGGTAAAATCGTCTCTAAAGACGAAGCAATGTTTGTGTGTCCGTTTTCTCATCATCGTAAACCAAAGTTGGCAGTTAATCTTACAACACAGCGGTGGCAAAGTTGGATTGATACAAACGCAAAAGGTCGTAGCATCTTTTCGTTATTCAAACGAATGCAAGTGCCAAGCAATTATTTTGCGGAGTTGTCTAAAATTGTTAAACTACCGAAAAACACTCAACTTGCTGATACCGAAGAGCAATTTGTATCATTGCCTTACGAATTTAAAAGATTAACTGAAACACATACTGATTTTTCTTATTCCAAAGCAATGAAGTATTTAAAAAATCGTGGAATAGAATCGTATGACATTGAAAGATACGACATAGGATATTGTGACAAAGGAGATTATGCTGGAAGAATTATTGTTCCTTCGTTTGATGCAGACAATAAATTAAATTACTTTCTTGCAAGAGATTTCACAGGAACTGCATATTTGAAGTACAAAAATCCACCGGTAAGCAAAGATGTTGTAGTTTTTGAGAATCAAATAGACTTTTCAGAACCTCTTATTTTGTGTGAAGGTGTATTTGATGCAATGGCAATCCGCAGAAATGCCGTTGCATTGCTTGGAAAGAACATTCCTAATAAACTTAAAATGCGTTTGATAGAACATAGTGTAAAAGAAGTTAGTATTGTATTAGATAACGATGCATATAAAAATGCGTTGTGTATGTCCGAGACGTTGATGAACGACAATATCCGAGTTAGATTAATTAAAATGGGAAACGAAGATGCGGCGGACTTAGGATTTAAAAAGATTATTCATAAAATTAAAGATGCAAACCTTCTTGATTTTAGTGAATTGATGAAACAAAAATTATGCATGAATTAAAGACCAAGATTAAAAATGTTGAAAAAGTTTATCACCTTGCAGACATTCATATACGAAATGTAAAAAGACACACCGAGTATTCATTGGTATTTGAAAACTTTTACGAACAAGTTAAAAATGATAATTACGAAAATGCGGTAATTTTTATTGGTGGTGATGTTGCTCATGCCAAAACAGAAATGAGTCCTGAACTTATCAAGCAGATTTCTTCTTTTTTTCGTGAGTGTGCCAAACTACATCCAACGGTTGTAATAGCAGGTAATCATGATTGTAATTTAAATAATCCTGATCGTCTTGATGTATTATCTCCCATTATGGATATGATGGATGATGATAATCTTTTTTATCTTAAAAACAGTGGTTTATATAAAATAGGTGATGTTGCATTTGGTGTGTTTAGTATATTAGATGATCCAGAGAATTATATTTCAGGTTTAGATATAAATGACCCAAGCATTAAAACTAAAATTGCAGTTTATCATGGTGCAGTAAAACGTAGTATGACAGACATTGGGTATGTTGTTATGGGTGGTGACATTGAACTTCCTATGTTCAACGGATACGATATAGTGATGCTAGGTGATATTCACAAGTATCAAGTATTACAAGAGTATCAAACTGAGCATAGATTTGTTCCTGAAAGCAAAATAGATTCATATAAACTAGATGGATGGGATGTTTGCGATGACTAAATTTTTAGTAAAGTGCAGAAACATTGAGATTGGTGATATATTGTTTGCAAGTAGTATTGCAAAAAAACTAAAACACGAACACAAAGATTGTACCGTAGATTTTGATTTAAATTATTTGCAACCATTGGAACTTCTGCAAAATAATCCATATATTGATAATGCATATTACAAAGAAAATACAGAAACATACGATAAAATTATTAATGTTACAGAAACCCCTCATACATTGGACCCATATAAATCAGCAGTATCTCAGTTTCAACAAATGGCAAATATTAAAAGTTCAGACGATACCTTTGAAATTTTTACCAACAAAGTTTCAGACTATGCACTTGGTCGTAGTATGACTGAACTCGTTGAAATTGGTGAATGGAATTCATCTTTCATAAAAGTGTGTTATGTCATGGATTGGGAACGAAAAAGTTTTCTTTATACAGAAGACGAATATGAAAAGGCGGAAGATGAAAACTACGGAAATAATTCTCGTAATACGCACGACATATTAAAAGCGATGTATGATCCTGAAATCATGTTGTTTGCAATTGGAATAGATTCAAAAGTTTCAAAAGCATTTCCTAGTATAAATTCTACCAGTAAGTTTTCGTTTACTGCTAGTTTGATGAAAAATTCACATTACGTCGTTGGTCCTGAAGGATGTTTGACTAATATGTCATCTGCACTTGGTGTACCAACTATAATTACCACCGATTATATTCACAAAACATATGGACCCAAAGGAATCACCTGGCAAAACAATGGACGTGATTTAAACAACCTTGAAACAAGAACACCTTTTTTAGGACCACTTAATTATTTTCCAAATGGAAATCATATTCATTTAAGTCCTTATTTAACAGATTTTGAGGTAGGTGATAGTATTTTAAAGATTGTAAAGAATGGAAGATAAAGAAAAATATGTAAAAATAAAACGACACAACTCAAATAAACCTGTGGTCGTTTATTCAGGAAGCATGATTCAACAAAATCATGGTGAAAAGCCGTTTGGTCATGGATATGTGCTATGGGACTTGAAAAACAATGATCATGTACATCATCAAGTTCATAATGATTATGGCTATTATACGATAGAAGTTCGTGACGGAAAATGCGTAAGTGATCTCAGCAAGTTACCAAACAAAGCACGACTTCGTGTTAAAGTGTACAATACAACTGCAACTGAAACAAAAGAAATAATTGCGGACATCCGAAAACGAACAAGTATAAGTGATTTAAATGTAACTAGGTGCGACGCGATATCAGAAGCAAAAAAGTTTGATAGAGATAATAAATTTGATTTTGGTGACATATCATTGGTTCAAGTTCAAAATGATTTGATTGAAGATTACCTGCGTAGAAACTTTGTGGTGGACGATGATCAAATACAAACTGCACTTGATATCAACAAAGAAACAAATGAAAAGTTAGTAGTAAAAGAAGTTCTTAAAAATTGCATATGGAAACCGAAAAAATTTGAATTCGGAAATATGTTTAGTTACGGAGACGGAAATGTAGTAAATTTTTCTAACATGAAAAGTGTTATGGGATTGTTTGCTTCCAATGCAAGTGGTAAAAGTAGTGTCATGAGTGCATTAAGTTTTTGTTTGTTTGACAAATGTGATCGTGCATTTAAAGCAGCTCATGTACTAAACACACAAACAGAATCATTTTATTGTAAATTAAATTTTGAAATTTCCGGAATAAATTATCACATTGATAGAACCGCAACAACAAAAAAGAATGGAGATGTTACTGTCGTTGTAGACTTTTGGAAAACAAACGAAAACGGAGAAACAGTATCACTAAACGGAGAACAACGAGCAGGTACAAATGCCATCATAAGAGACCACGTTGGATCATATGAAGATTTTGTTCTTACTACATTAAGTTTACAAAACAACAATGCTATCTTTATAGATAAAAGTCAAAGTGAACGAAAAGACTTACTTGCTCAGTTTATGGGAATTGATACATTTGACCAACTTCATACGACTGCATCAGAAGACATTAAAGAAATCAATGCTTTACTTAAAAGATTTAATCGTGAAGATTTTGACGAAACTCTTGCTGAAGTAAACGAAAAGTTAAATAAAGTTAATGAGCAATATGAAATTCAAGATAGCAAAACAAATGTTGCATTACTTGAGCAGAAAAAATTAAATAAAAAGCTTGCGGATAAAAATGCAAAGTTTAAAAATTGCTCATTTGATGAAGACTCCGTTGATATTGATAAATTGGAATTTGAAAAAAAGAATTTAAATGAAAGACTAGAAGTTGCTAATGACAACAGAGAAAGTGAATCTCTCAGAAAAAAAGAACTTGTCAATAAGAAATCACAACAAGCAACTGAACTCTTAAAATTAAGTGACGTTGAAGAAAACTACATCGATGCTTTAAAAATAAAAGAAAATATTACTTCAGTTGAAAAAGATTTAGCAGTATTAAGAACTTCTGTAAACGCAAAGTTAGATAAACTAAAACACTACGATAGTCACGAATATGATCCTAAATGTAAATTTTGTGTTACTAATTCTAAAAACTTAATTGAAAGTGCTGAACAAACAAAAGACGAGTTAGATAAAGATAAAGCAGCGGCAGATCAACTAGTCACGCAAAAAAATAAGTTATCTGAAAAACTTAATGAATACAAAGACATTGAACTGCAATATCAAAGACTAGGTGAGTTGAAAAATGAAAATACTCAAATTAATTACGAAATCAGTGAAGCAGATTCTAGAGTCCTTGCACTTGGTAGTATGATAGAGTCTCTTGAAAAAGATATTGTTATCAACGGAAACAACATAAAAGCATATTATGAGTGTAAAGATATTATAGAATTCAATAAAAAACTTCAATTAGAAGTTGATGAAATTAAAACTAAATTGATTAAGGTAAATGAAGTTGCAAATTTAGAAAACGAAAACCTGCAAACATTATTTGGAGAAGTAAAAATTGCTGAAAAGGAACACGAAGATGTAGTTGCATCAATCGAAGAAGCAAAAGGATATGAACGAAAAAAACGAGGATACGAGTTGTATCTTGATGCAGTCAAACGTGATGGTATTTCATATGAACTCATTTCTAAAACAATTCCAAGCATTGAAAGTGAAGTCAATAATATTCTTTCTCAGATTGTTGATTTTGGTATGCAACTTGAAATGGACGGAAAACACATCTATTCAAAGATTACATATGAAGACCGTCATTGGCCACTTGAAATGTGTAGTGGAATGGAACGTTTCATTAGCAGTATCGCAATGCGAGTAGCACTTATCAACGTAAGTAGTCTACCACGTTCTAATTTCCTCGTTATTGACGAAGGGTGGGGTTCGTTAGACGGAGACAACATAAGTAGTGTATTTAATCTGTTTACCTATCTAAAGGGGCAGTTTGAGTTCATAATGGTTATAAGTCATTTGGACGTAATGAGAGATATGGTAGATGAGATTATTGAAATTCAAAAAGAAGGTTCTTTTAGTAAGATAAAATACGAAGCATAAAACATATTTAGATATATATTTATTATGTACCTGAAGTGTATTTATGGAAAATTCCGAAGAAAATCAAGAAGTTCAAGAAACCCTTATAAAAGCAGGATTGCGTAAAGGATACTTTACACTTGTAGAAGGTGTATATGATCCTGGTATTTTGAAAGCAGTATTTCTTGCAGGAGGTCCTGGTGCAGGTAAATCAGCAGTTGTAGATACGGTTTTTAATACGACACCTGAAGTAAAGTCATTGACATCAACTGGATTAAAAATTGTAAATAGTGATAGTTCATTTGAATACCTTCTAAAAAAAGCAGGACATAGTTTAGATTTAGGTTCTTTAGAAGATGAAGTTTTTAAGAAAATAACAAGTGATGATCCGAATTCAATTCGGTCACGTGCCAAAAACATTATGCTTAAACAATACGAGAATTACAAGCATGGTAGATTGGGTGTAATTATTGATGGAACGGGTGATGATTATTCTAAAATATCAAAACAAAAAAAAGAGTTGGAAAAACTAGGTTATGATTGTTATATGGTATTCGTTAATACAACACTTGAAGTTGCACAACAAAGAAATGCGTTTCGTGCAAGAAAACTTCCACGTAAAATTGTAGATACAATATGGAAAGATGTTCAAAAGAATATGGGAAAATTTCAAAGTTCATTCAAGCAGAATTTCACGATCATTGATAACTCAGAAGATTTAAGAAGCAAAACAAAACCAGGTAAACTTAATCTTGCTCCTTTTATATTAAAAGCAACTGCACGGTTTGTCGGAAAACCAATTAAAAATCCTATTGGTAAACAATGGATTACATTAATGATGAAGCATGATAAAATGAGTAAGAGTGGTGATAAACGAAATCGTATGAACGAAGAACTTGATATGGTATCTATGGAGAATGTAGTTTTACCGATGGATTTAGAAAGACACTTAAGTCGTAGTATTCATGTAATAACAAAATTTAAACTAAATGAAAAAAGAAATCTTGCAGTTTTATCAAGATTGGTTGAAAGTCTTAATCTAAACAGAAACCAGTTAATAAAATATTTTCATCATATAAAAACTTTGAAATTTAAAGGAGAAAAGTAATGTTTGATGAAATCATAGATCAATTAATTGCAGAAGATAAACTAGGTGAAGCATGGCATCTTGAAATGGCTCCCAATCATGCTCGTTATAGTTATTCATCTTCTAAATTTGGAAATGAGACTTGGGCTAAAAATATGGCAAACAAACTTGTGCAAAAGGAAAAAGACGATTTTAAGTTTATAGGAATATTCAGTGAAGGTGAAACAAGTGAAGGTCCTGTTGTTGATGGATACGTATTTCATTGCACTCAAGAGTATTTAAATAAAGCACCACATATGCATCGTGATAAAAGAAAGGCCTGCAAACGACATCTTAAAACAGGCAAAGCAGAAGAATATCTTGAGGATTAAATTATGAGCATCAAAGAATATAAACGATACAAAGATGATCCATTTTGGATGAAGTCAAAATACGATGGAGTGTCGGGTGAACAAAGATTACCTGTTCAACGTAGATTGCGTAAAGGTGAAGTAAAATTTAAGAAGGGTGATGAAATACTTTATTATCCAAAAGGAAAAGTAATACTAGTAGGAAAAAAGGCAGAGCAAGCATATCGTGACTTTCAAGCAGCTGCATCTGATGAAGATTTTTATATGTCTCAATATGAGGAATCAAAAATGGAAAAAACAAATGAAATAAAACTAACAAGTCCTGAATACAAAAAAGCACTTGATTTTATGTCTGGATTGCATTCAAGTATTTTAAAAGCAAAAGACAAAGTAATCAAGTTTCTTGAAAGAAAAGGATTTGATGAGATGGCAGACGAACTTGCGTCTATGTCAAAGGGTCAATTCAATAGATTTGTCTCTAGCAAAGTACACGAACAAAAACTCAGAAAACACATCCGTACACTTTTGTCAGAGTTGCTTAAAAAGTAAATGAATACAAAAATGTCAGAATTGATGTCCGAAGATTTGACAACTTTTATGGTTGGTGATATCTTACAAGAGGCAAAAATTAAAAAGGTAATTGGAATCTATCCCGGTAGATTTCAACCTGCTGGCATTCACCACTATAAGACATATAAGTGGTTAGATGGAAAGTTTGACGAAGCATGGGTTGCTACAAGTGATAAAACAGATTCAACAAAAAGTCCATTGAATTTTAAAGAAAAGAAAATGATATGGACAAAACATGGTGTAAAAAAAGTTGTAAAGGTAAAAAACCCATATGTGTGTGAAGAGTTGTTAAAAAAATACGATCCAAATACAACTGCTGTTATTTATATATTTGGAGAAAAAGATGCAGGAAGACTTAAAACTACAAAAGCAGATGGATCACCTGCATATTATCAGTCGTATGATAAAAATAAAAATAACTTAAAACCATTTGGTGAACATGGATATTTCATAGTTGCTCCTCATGTCAGTATAAAGGTTCTTGGTAAAGAAGTAAGTGGAACAAGGATTCGTGATTTGCTTGGTTCACCAAAACATGACAATATGACTAAAACCCAAGCATTTGAAGAATTATTTGGGTGGTACGATGAAAAAATATTTAATTATCTTACTAAAAAGTTTGGAACACTTTTTGAAAACGAAGAGTTATTTGAAAGTTTCTTGTATGAATATCCTAAGTTTGAAAATCTTGTTAACGAAATAAGTACAATATCTGCACTTAGTGCTTCACTTGTAGATGATGGTCCTGCGGGTTATTTTCCAAAACAATCATATGAAACTCACACAAAAAATCGTGCTGAACAACTTGGATATGAGTTGCTTGATTATGTTGTTGATAAAAACGGTAAAGGAAGAAATTCAGATTATAGAGAATGGGGTGATTATGCAGGACCTGTACCGGCAGTTTCATTTTATCCTGCCGGAGATATTGATGTGGGAACTCCCACCAACCAAATTGATACTGACAAATCATTGTCAGCACATGACCAATATAAAAACTTTATTTCAAAGGTTGCTGAAACTGCTGGATACAAGTTAGTAGATTTTGTAGGTTCTGAAAAGTCAATTAGAAAAAGAGATGAAAAGGGTAACGAGAATTTAAAATCTGGAAACACAATTGATGCATCAAAAGAAGATAAATCAGGAGATGAAGAAATAGAAAAAGGTGTAGATGGTCATTCTATAAAAGAATCGATAGAATCAATAGTAAACGATTATGTAGAATTAATTACGGAAGGAGGTGCAGCTGGTCACATGAGTCATCCGTTTGATGATAAAGATTTAACTTTTGCTGATTTAAAAGAAATGATTCGTAGGTCGTTGGCAGGAGAACTTAATGTTGAAAAAGAAGTTACCGAAAAATTAGATGGTCAAAATTTGATGTTTTCTTGGAAAGATGGAAAGTTGGTCTCGGCGAGAAATCAAGGTCATTTAAAAAACGCAGGTGCAAATGCTCCCGATGTAACTGCATTTGAAAGTATTTTTTCGGATCGTCCTGAAAACATTCGTGACGCATTTGTAAGTGCAGTAAAAGATTTAGAGTCGGCAATTTCAAAGTTATCCGATGCACAAAAACATAAAGTATTTAAAGAAGGTGAACGATTTATGAATATAGAGGTGATGACACCTGCAACACAGAATGTTATTCCTCAAAATGTAGATATGTTGGTTTTCCACGGAACACAAGCATACGATTCTGCCGGAAAACCAGTTTCAGAAGATTCGGATGGAAACGATATAACAGGTGAATTAAAAGATTCTGCTCGTATGTTAAGTGGAATGCTCAAACAAATCAATGCAGATGTTCAAAGTCGGTATTCGTTGAACGCACCTATTGTCGTGGAACTTCCTAAAAGTAAAACATTCGGTGATTCTTTTAAAAAATACTCTGCGATGCTTGATAAACTTAAAAAAGAATTTAAATTAAAAGACAATGATAAAGTAATGAAGTATCACGATGCATGGTGGAGAAATCTTTTGAATAAGCAACAAAGCAAATTAAAAGAAATATTTCCTGCAAAGGTATATGAAGCACTTATAGGTCGTTGGGCATATAACGATAAATCAAACAAAATTACAACGATACGAATGGACTTATCTGAACAACCCAAGTTAAAAGATTGGGTTAATAAATTTGAAAAGGAAGATATCGTAAAACAATTTGAAACAAATATGTGGCCGTTTCAATTCATATTTTTGAAACTTGGAGCAGAAGTTCTGCAAAATGTTAAAGGATTTGTGGCTGCTGGAGGTAGTGATGATATAGCAAAAGCACTCGACGCACACACCAAAACTTTAAAAGCAAAAAAGATTAGTTCGGTGGAATCTCCTGAAAAGTTTAAAAAGGATATTGCAAAACTCTTCAAAAACCTTGATAGATTAACTGCAATTGGTGGAACAAAAGCAATCGCACCAAGTGAAGGTGTGGTATTTCAATACAAAGGTGGGACATATAAACTAACAGGAACATTTGCTCCTATAAATCAAATTATGGGAATAATGAGGTTTTAAAATGGAACTTGGCGAAAAAAAATTATCACGGGCTGCACGAAGAAAATTATCAATAGCAGCTAAAAGAACTGCGAAGAAAAAAGCAAAAAAACGTGCGTTAATGAAAAAACGACCAAAATCTCCAAAGAAAATAAAAGCAGCTGCCGAGAAGGCTGCAAAAAACTTGTTGGTCAAGAAAATTACAGGTGGCCAATCTTACGCAAATTTATCTTTAAGTCAAAAACAACAAGTTGATAAAAAAATTGACGCAAAAAAAGGTTTAATTTCAAGAGTTGCAAGAAAAATGATGCCTATAATAAAAAAGAAAGACCGAGAAAGACTTAAAAAAGTAAGAAGTCAAAAAGAAAATTTAATGATTGAAAACCATAAGGTTTTGACACTTAGTGTAAATGGATCACAACCTGAAGTTTCTGCTTTTGAAAAAGATGGTAGAATATTACCTTATGTTTTTAAAACAAGAGATGACGCAAAAAAGCACTGTAAAAAAGTCGGTGGAAAACCTTTTGAGTCAATGGATACTGGAAAGTTTTATGTAGAATTTACAAAAATAGATGGACCTAATGATATGAATGAAAACGAAGAAGATGTAAAAGAATTAAAAGCAATGCTAGATATTGCAAAAATGCTTAGTGATAAAAGTCCATACTTCAAAGGTCGTGGTAGCAAAAAAGAATATATCAAAATGCTTGTTCACAAAATACGGAAGTTATCAGAAGCAAAAAAGCAAAAGTTAATGACAAAAATGGACGCATATAAAAAAGTTCGCAAAGAAACATTACCTAAAAGCAGACCAATGAAAAGTAAAAAAACATACGACAGAAAAGATTTTAAAAAGGGTAAATACGACTAGATCAATTTTATATGCAGATCACAATCAACCTTTGGCTAAATATGAAAAAGTTAAACGGAAATTTTTATTTAAAGATAGAAGAAGCGGAAAAGGAAATTGATTCGGTTAAAAAACTTTTTCATTCTTCTTATCACAAAACAATTCCAAAAAGAATTAAATATATAGATTTAGATTTTGCAGAAAAGGTTCAAGACGAATCAAAAAATTTGATATTATCATTGAATTACTTGTACGGTTATGGTGAACTTTATACAAGTGTAAAGGCAATTATACAAAAAATAATGGAAAGATTTCGTGACCATTCTATGTGTGATAATAATTTGTTTTTTATGCAATATGATTTAACAGATACGGAAAGAAAGAAAAAAAGGTTGATGTACGAGAATTTCTTAATAAATGTTTTTTATGAAGAGTGTATTGATAAACTTAAAAAATTAACATAGTATTTGACAAAATGTCAAAAAAATGGAATAATAAGGTTATGGCTAAAATGGATAAAGACGATTTAAAATACGTAATCGGTAGATCACGTAAGTTGTTCAAAGGAGAAGAACTCCCCAAAGTACATGGTTATGAAGGAGAGGTTGAAGAACTTGTTATTCGTCAACCGGGTGAAATATGGACAGACAAAGACGGAAAAGAGTGGAAGCAGGTTGGTTCTAATTCAAAAGTAAGAACCGAAACACTCATGGATAAGGTTAGAAAATCACTTCGTCAGTGTCCTTCTTGTAATACTGACATGGACCCGTCTTATTTGAATAAAAGAATGATGGCAATGCGTGGAATGTGTTTTGATTGCGTACATGAGTACGAACAGAAACTAAAAGATGAAGGTAAATATGAAGCATACGAAAAAAAGACCATGCTTGAAAATGAACTTAGTTTTTTGAACGACACTAAATCAAAATTAGTTGAATCAAAAGAGCATATTATAAATGATCCTAAATTTTTAAACGAAGATGGTTCTTTGGAGCAATGGAATATTCCAAATAAAGAAGAACTTATGAAAGATTTAGAATCAGATTTAAAAGAACTCGAAACAAGACTTTCTGAAGTCGAGGAAAATCTGACTGAGTATGCAGACATGAAATTTTAAAAGTTTCAACGATACCTTGAAACTTTTTATATTATAGAAAATTAAATACATATATATTTATCCTTAATGGCAGATGGACAGAAAATGCCCTTAAGGGAAATAATAAAACAAGAGTATACAGAGTGTTTAAAATCACCTGTGTACTTTATGAAAAAATATTGTAAAATTCAACATCCCACTCTTGGTACAATACCGTTTCACTTGTATGAATTTCAAGAACGAACATTAGAGAGTTTTAAAGAAGAACAATTTAATGTTGTTCTTAAGGCAAGGCAGATGGGAATATCTACATTGGTATCTGGATATGCTTTGTGGTTAATGACTTTTTTCACAGATAAATCTATTTTGTGTATTGCTATCAACCAAGAAACTGCTAAAAATATTGTTACCAAAGTAACTCATATGTCAGAACATTTACCAAGTTGGTTACGCAGTGAATGTACTGAAAAAAATAAATTAAGTATGCGTTTTAAAAACGGAAGTAGTATTCGTGCAGCTTCAAGTAGTGTAGATGCTTCTCGTTCGACTTCGTTGAGTTTACTCATTGTGGATGAGTGTGCGTTTATTTCAAATATGGAAGATATATGGACTGCATCTCAATCAACGATCACCACCGGTGGTCGTTCTATATTATTATCTACTCCAAATGGAATTGGTAACTTCTTTCATAAAACGTGGGTCGGATCGATGGACGGATCGAATGATTTTAATCCAATCAAATTACATTGGGATTTACATCCAGATCGAGATCAAGAATGGAGAGACTTACAAACCAAACTGTTAGGAGATAAAGATGCAGCCCAAGAATGTGACTGCGACTTTATCAGCAGTGGTCGTTCAGTTATCGATGCGGACTTGATAGATTGGTATAAACAAAATATGATGAAAGAACCAGTTGAAAAACGAGGAGCAAATAAAGAATATTGGTTATGGGAGTATCCAAATCACAGTAAAGACTATGTAGTCGCTGCTGACGTTGCTAGGGGTGACGGTCGTGATAAAAGTGCGTTTCATGTTTTTGATGTAGAAGGTGTAAGACAAGTAGCAGAATTTAAAGGTGATGTAGAGACGAAAGACTTTGGTAATTTATTGGTAGCAGTTGCAAGTGAATTCAATGGTGCTTTATTGGTTGTAGAAAATGCAAATATTGGATGGGCAGTTCTTCAGCAAATTATAGATAAAGGGTATCCAAATTTATATTATACTCAACGTGACTTTCAATACATAGACGAATTCTCACAACACACTAATAAATTAAATCGTCTCGATAAAAAGCAAGTACCTGGATTTACTACATCAATTAAATCAAGACCTCTTATTATCAGTAAAATGGAAACATACATACGAGAAAAAGAAGTTGAGATTTTTTCGGAAAGAACACTTGACGAAATGTTTACATTTATTTGGAACGGTCAAAAGGCAGAAGCAATGCAAGGATATAATGATGATTTGGTAATGAGTTTATGTATATCATTATGGGTAAGAGATACTGCATTGCGGTTTAGTTCCGAAAATATTGAAACACAGAAATCATTATTTGATTATATGGGATCAACCACAAATATGAATGCTGGATCGAATTATCGTCATACCGGATTAAATTCTAATCCTTATGAAATGAAGAATCCACATGGAGGTACAGAAAACTTGGAATGGTTACTTAAATAATAAAAAACAATCAGGAGATAACAACATGAAGAAAACGCAGAATATACTCATAGCAATAGTATTACTATTTTTTACAGGAGGATGTGCAACACAATCCTTACTACCGACTCAAGGAGTATATACTGAGTCTTCTTTTGAAACTTATACACAAGTTGAAAATGTTGTTAACGAAATTGTAATCGGTAAAACAAAATACTCTGATTTAATTGAAATGGGTCTTGATTTGGAAAATATGCCGAATGTGAAACGACTTACTTATCTTGATGTAATGAGTAGATTTAAGTTGGATAGTCCATCACGTTTTACTTTATTCAATAAAATTGAATTACCGAATGGAGTACTCAAAACTCTGGCTGCAAGAGAAGGTGGTCTTGCATACGAAATAAATTTGGAAAGATTAAAGAATCAAAGAGAAGGAAGTGTGTTTTTAGATATGCTTAATTTTAGAAAAACCATTCATACCACCGGCTGGCAAATAAGCATATTGATTCTTATTGTAGATGATACAGTTGAATACGTATTGTATTCAGGTGAAAAAAATATAGATAAAATGGAAAAGGAAAAAAATCCACTAGGTCCATTTCAAGGATTTGATGGAGGTGATATAATTGGAGCAGCCAGTGAACTCAATTAATATATTAGTTTGACAAATACATATATATTTAATAAGATCAAGTATTTATAAAGTTATATCATGGCAGAAGAACCAAAACAAAATAAACTATTCGGTGCATTAAAAAGACTATTTGCATCAGGCGTGGTTGTTCGTAATGTCGGTGGAAAGAAACTAAAAGTCGCAGATACCGATAACTTACAATACTCAAAACGTACACGCGATAAGTATCAACGAATGCACACTCTTTATTCAGACTATGCAAGTGGTTTTAATAACATTGGATTCCAAGCAGCTAGATTAGAATTGTTTAGTGATTATGAAGTAATGGATACTGATCCGATTATTTCAAGTGCATTAGACATTTATGCTGACGAATCTACTACAAAAAGTGAGTTCGGTGAAATACTCAAAATCACAAGTCAGGATTCAAACGTAAAAGGTATTCTTGAAAATTTGTTTTACGATATACTGAATGTTGAGTTTAATTTATGGGGGTGGATTCGTAATATGTGTAAGTACGGAGATTTTTATTTGCATTTAGAAATTGAACCTGAGTATGGAGTATTAAATGTAAAACCTGTGTCAACCTATGAAATGACTCGCATAGAAGACCTTGATCCTGATAATCCACAACTTGTTATGTTTAAACAAGAAGGTCAATATCGTGCAGATTACGAAAACTATGAAATAGCACACTTTAGATTATTGGGTGATACAAATTATTTACCTTACGGAAAGAGCATGGTAGAGGCCGGCAGAAGAACTTGGAAGCAACTTCAACTTATGGAAGATGCTATGCTTATTCACAGAATAATGAGAGCACCTGAAAAACGAATGTTTTATATTGATATTGGTAACATTCCACCAAATGAAGTTGATAACTTTATGCAAAAAGTTATTAATAAAATGAAGAAAGTTCCGTTTGTTGATGAAAAAACAGGAGATTATAATCTTAAGTTCAATTTACAAAATATGACCGAAGATTTCTTTTTACCTGTTCGTGGTGGAGATAGTGGAACACGAATTGAAAATCTAGGTGCTATGACTTATGATGGAACAGATGATATTGAGTACGTTAAAAATAAAATGATGGCCGCACTCAAAGTTCCGAAAGCATTTCTTGGATACGATGAAACTATAACAGGTAAAGCAACACTCGCAGCTGAAGATATTCGTTTCGCACGGACTATTGAACGAATTCAAAGAATCGCAGTCAGTGAACTTACCAAGATTGCAATAGTTCATTTATATTCACAAGGATATACAGATGCTAAATTAGTAGATTTTAGTTTAAAGTTAACCAATCCTTCTACAATTTTTGAAGAAGAACGTGTTAGAATACTTTCCGAAAAACTAAACACCGCACGTGACATGATTGATGCAAAAATGTTTTCCAAGGATTGGGTATACGATAAAATATTCGGTCTTCCCGAAGATGAAATCAACGAAATACGTAGCAATTTTGTAGATGATGCTAAAGAATATTTTAGATTGGAAAGTATTCAAAATGAAGGAAATGATCCAGCAGACCCTACACAAAACCAAGACTCAGAAGAAGAAAATAGTTGGGGATTTGGTGAGTTCGATAAAATGACTGACGAAGAAAAAGCACGTGCAAAGGAACGAGAAAAAGAAGAAAAAAAACGAAAAAATGCTGATAAAGAGTATGATCATCCAGATGACAAACCAATGGGTCGCGACCCACTTGGTGCAGATGAACGTAGAGTCAATGGCAGAGATTGGGGAGATAGTCCACTAAAACTAGAAGCAGATTTGGCAAAGTTAGACAACTTTTTGAAAGAAAAAACAAAACAAAAACCAAACAAAAAAACAACTGAAATGTCTAAGTTAATATGCGAAGAAACATCTAAAAGTGAAGAAAAAAATGATGCTAAAAATATTAACTACATGGATGATAATAATTTAATTGAAAAATAATTAGTTAAAATCTATTTTATATTTATATTTATAGACGTATATACACAAGACCATCACCGATGTGAAAAAATTAAAACATAGTAAATTTAAGAATACTGGCATTTTATTTGAATTACTCGTAAGACAAATAACTGCCGACATCCTCGACGGCGACAACGCTTTGTCAGCAAATAAGTTGCTTAAAAAGCATTTTGCAGAAAACACGTGTCTTGGAAAAGAACAAAGATTATATCAGTTGTTGATTGAAGAATCCACGTCTGATAATACAAAGGCTGAATCATTATTGCAGGTTGTTACAGAAAACCACAAGAAATTAAGTTCTAAGGAACTTGCGAACGCAAGATATGAGTTGGTAAAGGATATAAAAGAATCATATCCTATAAACGATTTGTTTAGAGCAAAAATCAAAAATTACAAAACATATGCATCAATATTCAAATTGTTTGAAAGTCACAATCCTTTAGTTTATTGCGATTCAAAGGAAATATTTGAATCTAAAAATACAATCATTAAAAATTTGGTATCTGCTAGACCAGATAAAAACGAACTTGCGGAAGTAGATGATTATGAAAAGCAAAATGAAGATCTGAGATTAATTGCTTACAAGTTGTTGGTCGATAATTTTAACAAAAAGTATAGTAGTTTGAATGAAGATCAGCAATTATTGTTAAAAAATTACATAAACAATGTTTCTAATACAAATAGTCTTAGAGAATACATTAACAAGCAAGTTCCAAAAATTAAGAGTGAAATTAAAAAATATTCAAGTAGTGTCGTTGACAATGTAGTCACAATTAAATTGAATGAGGTTATTTCTCAACTTGACAAAACGACTGAAGGTAAAGTCGTAAAAGATTCGCAGGTATCAACATTATTAATGAGTTATGAATTGATAAAGGAGTTGAAGAAGCACGCGAATGAAAAAAAGTGAACTTAAGACTTTAATTAAAAGCATAGTTTCTGAAATTCTTTCTGATGAAAAGAATTTAGATGAAGTAAACAC